AGCTTGCTACAAGATCCGCTTTACTGATTGACATGCTTTTGTTGCTCTGCCCGTTTTGCTATTTCATCGTTTACCATTGCTACCTTGGCTTCATCTTTAGCAACGTCAAGCAGCAATGCATCTAAGTCTTCAACGCTAGACAATGCTAATGCAAATTCTTCTAGCTCAACGCTGTACTCACGAGACTTAATTTCATCCGTAATGGCATCAATCGCGCTAGCACGTTTTTGGCCTTGTTCCTCTTCAGCCTGAAGCTGTTGAAGCTGGTCTTGGGTGAACGATTCAAGCTTTTCTTTCAATTTAGCTACTGTTGTAGCCAGTTCGCCCTTCGCATCAAACGACATAGTTACCACTTGGCTAGATGCTGCTTGCTTTGGTAATTCAACAAAACGTGTTTCGCTAGGAGGAATCATTTTACCAGCTACGAATATAATTTTTGCAGAGGTATTGGTAATCGCTTGTTTAACTTTCATGGTCTTTACCTTTTAGCCAGTTAATAAAAAGGGCAGGCAATGTGGCCTGCCCTTTTTGGGTTACATGACTGGCTTAGCGGCCAGTGCCCGAGTACACAACAACCGAGGTATAACGATCGGCCAGTGGCTTAGGCGTATGAATAGCGTTATATTCTTCGCCGTAGGCTTCTTTGGTACCGTTTAATGCGCCCGTTACTGGGTCGCGGCCTTCTTGCATTTCACTCATTGCAAACGCTTTTGCTACACGATAGTGCGTAGTGCCACGCTGGCCCATTAGGATACGTTCGTCACCTAAGTCGATGCCTGGCGCATTTGTTGACCATGCTGGCAACGCTTTAATGGCCGCCAAATCGCCCATGCCGTTCGTGTCGCTACCATCACGCTTAAGGCTAACAACAAATTGGTCTGCGTTAGTACACATATCGTTGAGCGTGTTACTCATAAGCAGGAAGTTTGGCGCTTCAAAACGGTCGTCTTTCATTACCGCTTTGCGGTTGCCAATCTTACGCAGCAAGCCGTTTAAGTGGTGTTCAAGCTTAGTGTCTGCTGGCAGGTCAATGTCGAACATTGCCACGTTAGTTGCACGAGAGTATGAAATTGTTGCATTTGTCTCGTTAGGTGTAACCACTTCACCCGTTTCATCAACAAACTGAATGTAACCCAAGTTACAGTTAGCCAAGACGTAATACGTACCCGATGCCTGATTGCCCGAGCCGTCAAATGGCAGAACTTCAGTGGCACCAAACATAATAGTAATCGGGTTAGAAGTACTACCAACGGTATTGCCTTCTAAATCGAACACTTGGTGTGGGCGAACTACTGGGAACGCGCTAGTTTTTACTACTGTATTTGAACCATCAAGCTGTGAAGCAATGTTCTCTGCAGTGACTTCAACCGCCGCTAGGCTGTCAGAAATACGTAGCATTTCATTGGCTAGGCGACGCACTACAATTTCGCGCAAAATACGAGAACACGTAGCGACATGACGGCCCCATGCATCCCAGTTAACACCGCTTACGCGAGTAAAATGCATCATTTCGTTAGACACGTTAAACGCAATCTTCATAGCATTTACGTATGCCATGTCCATTTTCTGCGTAACGCCAGCCTTTGGAATACCGCCACGTTCAAACACTAGGCCATCGTTACGGCCCTTGAACGCTTTGCGTTCTTCGTACGGAACCTGAGTGGTTGCCTGCGCACCTGGGTCTGTCTCAGCTGCTACTAACTGAAGAATATTCATGTCGTGCAGGGCTTCACGAATCACTTCACGACGGAAAGCATAAGGTAGTGAGGTGTCAGAAACGCTACCCTCTTCACCACTTAGCACCTTGTATTCACGGTTCAGCTGCTGGTTATACTGACCATCGAACAAAGTAAGTACCTTATCTACAAACGGGTCAACCGTTTCAGATAAGCGAATGGCGCCGTTTGAGAATGACGACGTTTGTTTAAGTTGCTTACGCACATCTTCAGCAAGTTTCATTGCATTAGCATTGTGACCAGAAGCCAGTACAACAGAGCCCATTGGGCCATTGCCACCTTGGAAACCCATGCCAGCCAGTTTGGTTTGTGCTTCTAGCTCTTCACCCAGCACAATTTGCTGTGTTGCTAGTGCTTTTACTTGGCCTTCTGTCATTTCTGCAGTAATAAGATCAGCAGATTTAAGCAGCTTCGCTTTTACACCTTCAGAAAGGCCTTCGGTGCCATTCACTTGCTCAGTGAATAGTTTAACGTTTGCATCGCGCTTAGTTTGAGCGTCAGACAGCACTTTGGCTTTGTCTGCTTCTAGCTTTTCGAATAGTGATTTAACTGCTTCTTCCGTTAAGCCAGTAGACGTATTAACCGTAACGTTAGGTACAGTCTCTGGTGAGGTTTCAGCAAGTGATAACGCCGTTTCTTGCAGATTCGCCATTAACGTTTTTTGCTGGGTTTCGTCTGAAATGCCTTCAAGCACTTTCTTGGCTGTATCTACCCATTTAGATATTGCCGACTCGCTTAGCTTTTTATTCGCAAGCGCCTCTTTAAATAGCTTAAGTAATTTTTCCACGTTTGATTCCTTAGAGAATTGAACCGCCAGCTGCTGTGAAATTAGCTGCATGCCATCGAAGTCTTCACCTTCCGATAGCTCTACACGGTCTAGATTTTTAATACAGGGGCGAACCACCAAGCCAGCCGCCAAAAGCGTGGGGCCAAATTCGGTATGGGGCTCTTCGTTGCTGACGAAATTTTCAATAAATTCCGCTGACAAGTAGCGATAACCTTTCTTTTCAATCAGTTCTTGACCGAAAGGCGTCCACGCCACTTCACCACGCAGTTTGTTCCCATCCAGGAATAAGCGTGTAATTGTGCCTGCCGCACCGTCACTCGGGTTATGGGCTTTATCTATGAAAATGTCCTGACCAAAAACACCTTTATTGAAGTTATTCACCATGCTTTGCAGCATTGTGGTGCTAATTTCAAAGTGTCCGTAGCGAGGGTCAAAGAATTTACCCGTTCGGGTGATAGTAACCACTGAGGTCTTTTGTTCGGCATCCACCGAAACTGCAGAGGCAAGAAAGCGCACCGTCTTCGTATGAGTAGGTGCTTCCAATTGGATTTTTCGGTTGTGTTGGGGCATGTCCACACTCAACTATTATTAACCTAGTTTGAGTGTGGCAGTGTAGAAAACGCAGCGTTAGGGCAAAAGTTATTCGAGAGCCGAACGGACTAAGCAGTCCTTAGCCTCAAGCAACTTACGTAAGCCAGCGCTTTTTTCAGGGCCATTTGGTAAAGATTCGTTCATCTGGCGAGCCAGATCACCTATTGGCTTACTCACCTTTTGTAGTTTTTCTGGCAAGTGTTCGTAATCAAAAAATTTCATGTTCATTTGAGTTTCCCTAATTTTAGTAACCCGTCTTAAAGTAGAAAGGCGATTTATCTTTGCATTGGGGAATGCGCAGCGTTAGGGCAAGCTTTTAACCAAAACGGTTTTTCAAGGTCTTCACTTTCGACCTGATCATGGTTTCTTTTAACAGGTCATTTTGTAGCAAATTGTTCTTATAAACACCCAGCACACCAATGCGAATATTGCCCGATTGATTGCTTAACCACTCTATTCGGTCTTGCTTGGTGGCTCGGTCTTCGTCGGTCACTTCATCGGTAAATACCGCTTCTACATAGCTAAGGGTATTCGGGTGAGCAGGCCACGGGTTTTTGCCTTTTGGATAAACGCCTCTACCTAAGCCAAATCGGTTCACACTTGCATGCATGTCGCAAATATCCACCCTTGGGTGATTAGGGCTAAGCATAAAGCGTGTACCTATAATGTCGTCATCATCTTCCAGGCTATTTTGATAAGCCATGCCATGAGCGCGATTTAGCTCTGTTCTAAACAAACGTCTGGCTTGCCAATAAGCCGCATCTTCGTCCTTACCTTGCGCTTTGAGTACGTTTCCTATTTTCTCTGCAGATGCATTATTAACTTTGTTTTTAATTTCTTTGGTGGGCAACTCGTTGTTGGTTACCAAACTGGCCGCTGCTTCGCTGGCCGAATGCCCTTGAATAACTGCGCTGTTTATCGCTCTTAGCACTTTATTCTTATTGTTGTCGTTAATTATCCAAAGTCGGTCAGAAAGCTGTAAGCCGTCTTCGCCAGTGAATTGCTTAACGAACCGCGTTGTTCGCTGGGCAATATCTAGCGCAGACGCTGCAGCGGAATGCGACAAAAAAGGTTTTACACCAATATTAGCCGATGCCAACAAACTTCTGTTTAGCAGTTCGGTTTGCAGGCTTGCCAAATTATTAAGCGCACGTTCTATGTCGGTGCGTAGTGCGGAAAGCTGTTGTAGACGAATAATGCCGATACTGTCAGCGTAGAAAAGGAGAATACTTATCACCTCTTCTAAGCTGCTCTCGTAGTAGCTTTGCAGTTCAGCCAGAGCGCTAAGGTCGAGGGCGAAGTACTCTTTTAAAGCCAACGCCTGTGCCCGTTTTATTATTGCTTTCTTGCGTGATAATTCACTCATGATCACTCACTCATAATATGGCTTGTACATCATTAATAGAAAGCAGGCGTACCGTGGTATCTGCAAGTTCATACCTAAAGCCAGCATACCTAC